AACACTATGATGTTAGCTCAGACTTCTAACCTTTACTTTGGTACTGGATTATTGAATGATATGAACCTTGTAAAAACTCTAGATATGGCAGACCTTGATGGTTCTCAAAATGTCAGAGTAATTATGAGATTTACAGCAGGTGTACAGTATGGTATCTCAAGTGATATTGTAGTGTATTGTGGAACTTGCTAATTAGAATACATTTATAAGGGGTAGGATAGGAATGTTCCTACCTTATCCCTTTTTTTTTAACAATATAAAATTAGAAATATGGCTTGTACATTAACAACTGGAAGAAAATTACCTTGTAAGACTGGTTTTGGTGGTGTAAAAAAAGTATACTTTGCTGACTATGGAACTCTTGGAGCAGTTACGATAGATGCTGATGGCACTATCTCTGCTATTGCAGGTTCTGAAGATTGGTTTGAATATGATGTAAAAGGAAATTCATCTTTAGAATCATCTATAAATAGTTCTAGAGAAAATGGTACAACTTTTTATGCTCAAACTCTTAATCTTACATTACCTTATTTAGATGCTGCTACACAGCAAGAAATTCAATTATTAGCTGTTAGTAGACCACACTTAGTAGTGGAAGATTACTTAGGTAACCAATTCTTATGTGGATTAGAAAATGGAGTAGAATGTACTGGTGGTTCTGTAGTAACAGGAGCAGCAGCAGGAGACTTGTATGGATTTACTTTGACTTTTGAAGGTCAAGAGGAAAAAGCTCCGGCATTTATTGATTCAGGTGTAATTACCTCAAAAATTTCTGGTACTCAAATAACTCCTAATTAAGATTTCAATTCTTAATACATTCTCAATAACTAAAGCACTCTTATAGGGTGCTTTTTTTATTTTACAAATTCATTTAATTAATTCGTTATATACAAAATGATTGTATTAACTACTACAGCATCTCAGACATTAAAAGTAATACCTAGAGAATATTTAGGAAATTTTACTATAGATGTTAGAGATACAAGTCTTAATAAAACATATACTTATTGGGAAGATACAGGGACTGTAAGTGGTAATTATTATGAGTTTACAAATTCCTATGTAGATGGAAGTGGGAACTCAATATTTAAAGAAGCTAGATTTTATGATTTAGAATTATATGCTGATTTTAATTATTGGAATACTAACCTTAGTTTATGGGAAATGTATGATGAAATTTGGCAAGTAGATTCTGACCAAAAAGAACGAATGTATAAAGACAAAATATTTATAACAGATCAAGATATTGACCAGTTAAATGATAATGACCATTACCAAATAAATGAGGGACAATACAAAACTAATAATTCATTCAATAATGAGTATATTGTAATATGAAAAATAGAAAAAGAAATAGCTTAGGACAATTTAAAAAAAGCTCAAAATCAGAGATTAGCTTTGTAAATTTAGCTACTTATACAAGTCCAGATGTAGTAGAACTTCCTAATAAAGATTGGGTAAAATACGGAGATGATAATAATTATTTTCAGTATCTCTTAGATATGTATAATGGTTCACCTACTAATAACGCCTGTGTTAATGGGTTATCTCAACAGATATATGGTAAAGGCTTAAATGCTACAGACGCAAATAAAAAGCCAGAGGAATACGCTAAAATGGTATCTATGTTAAATAAGGATGCTGTTAGAAAGCTATGTTATGATCTAAAATTAATGGGACAATGTGCTATACAGGTTATCTATTCTAAAGACAGACAGAGTATAGCTAAACTAGAGCATTTTCCAATAGAAACATTAAGAGCTGAAAAGTGCAATGATAAAGGGGAGATTACTGGATATTATTATTTTAAAGATTGGGCAAAGATAAAACCTAATGACCATCCACGAAGAATACCTGCCTATGGCTATAGTAAAGAATCTATAGAGATTTTTTATGTGCAACCATATAAAGCAGGATTTTATTATTATAGTCCTGTAGATTATCAAGGTGGATTACAATATTGTCAACTAGAACAAGAGATTTCTAATTACCATTTGAATAATATAGAAAATGGACTTGCTCCGTCAATGTTGCTTAACTTCAATAATGGTATTCCTAATCAAGAAGAAAGACGTTTATTAGAACGTAAAATAGCAGAGAAGTTTAGTGGATCAAGTAATGCAGGTAAATTTATATTAGCTTTTAACGATAATAAAGATGCTCAAGCTGAAATTACTCCTGTTCAATTAAGCGATGCTCACCAACAATACCAATTTTTAAGTGAAGAATCTACTAAAAAGATAATGGTAGCACACAGGATAGTTAGTCCTATGTTATTTGGTATAAAAGACACTACAGGATTAGGTAATAATGCTGATGAGATTAGGACAGCCTCTCTTTTGCTAGATAATACCGTTATAAGACCGTTTCAGGAACTTTTAATAGATTCCTTTGATACACTACTAGCTTATAATAATATTAGCTTAAACCTCTATTTTACGACCTTACAACCACTAGAGTTTACAGAAGTTGATCCTGACTTGCAAGATGCTGAAGAAATAGAAGAAGAAACAGGAGTTAAACAAGACTTATCAGATGATAGACCAGAATTATCAGATGAATTATCAGAGGATATTCTGGGAAGTCTAAGAGAATCAGCTCACAAAATAGAAGAAGAGTATGAATTTGTAGATGAATTAGATCAAGACGAAGAAATAAGTAATGAAGATTGGGCAAATTCTTTAATAAAAGAGAAAAAAAGTACGCTATCTAAGATAAAAGAATATGTAGGATTAAAAGGTTCTAGTGAAGATAATGTAGGTAGCCTTAGAGATGGTAGTGCATTTAGTTATTTAGATTCCAAAAATGGTATATACAAAATTCGTTATAGATATGCTATAGGTTCTAGAAAGCCTATGGAAAGTGGTAATTCATCTAGAGACTTTTGTAGAGAAATGATGAAACTATCTACAGAGGGTTTAGTATGGCGAATTGAAGATATTGATAAAGCCTCTTATAGAGAAAATGTAAACGTAGAATTTAGACACAAAGGTAAGCCTTATGATATATTCAAATTTAAAGGTGGTATCTACTGTAGACATAAATGGGTAAGAGTTTTATATAAGCTAAAAAATAAAGCTGAAATATCAGAAGATTTAAACGATTATAGGAAAGCTACAAAAAAAGAGTTTCCTGCTAGTTATATTAAAAATCCTAGAGGAACAAAGGATAGCGTAGTAGCACCTGAAAATATGAAAAACAGAGGAGCATATCCAAAATAAGAGATTATGGCAACAGCATTATTTATAAATCGTACTGATCTAGTTAGAAATTCCATACTTGATGGCAATGTGGATACTGATAAATTTATTCAGTTTATTAAATTGGCTCAAGAAATACACATACAAAATTATCTCGGAACGGAGTTATATAATGAGATAAGTGGAATGATTAGTGATGGTAGTATAGATGACAATGCTAATGCTAAATTTAAGACACTATTAAATGAATATATAGCACCAATGCTTATCTGGTTTGCTCAAGTGGATTATATACCATTTGCTGCTTATCAAATAAGGAATGGAGGGATTTATAAACATAGCTCTGAAACCTCAGAATCAGTTTCTAAAAATGAAGTTGATTATTTGGTAGAGAAAGCACGTCAAAACGCTAACTGGTATAGTAGAAGGTTTATTGATTATATGGCTTTTAATCAATCTGACTTTCCTAAATACACTAGCAATACAAATGACGATATATCACCTAGCCAAGATGCTACATTTAATGGATGGGTATTATGAGATATAAGCCAAAAAAAATAATATAGAAAAATTAAAAACTTTTCTTAAAATAATAAATGACAAAAAAATAATAAAAAATGGCAAGTTTTTACAACAATAAAATCAGTACAACTTATGTCTCAATTATCAAATCACTTGATAATGCTGCTCTTACATCTAGTTTAAAAGAACTTTCAGACGGATCAGGTAACGCTACTGGCTTGTTTATGAATACTGGTGGTGATTTTAAAGTTACTAATATTTTAGAATGGGGTACATTAAAGGATACAGGTGAAAACATCTCTATAACTAAATTTGTAGACGAAGCTGACGGAATTGCCTCAAATGATAATGATACTTCAATTCCTACTTCAGCAGCAGTAGTTGATTATGTAGCGTCTAGAATAACCTTAGAGGATTTAGATTTTAGTGGAACAACAGGTACAGGTAGTGTTGATTTAGACAGTCAAGTATTTGCAATCGTAGGTACTACAAACGAAATAGAAACCACAGCAGGTAGTCAGCAATTACAAATCGGTTTACCTGATAATGTTACAATCGGTGGTAATCTTCAAGTTAATGGACTTTTAAAAGGTAACAATAATCTAGTAGTTAAAGATACTTCTGATAGAACAATGGCTGCTTTTTATGGTGGTGGTAAAGTTGAGCTTTATTTTAACGACAGTAAGAAGCTAGAATCAACTTCAGATGGGGTTACAATCACAGGAGGACTAACTGCTACAGGAAGCTCTGTATTTACAAGTGCTAGTTTTAGTGGAACAATTACAGGAGATGTTACTGGAGATTTAACAGGAGATGTTACTGGAGATTTAACAGGGAATGTAACAGCAACCTCAGTTCTTGCAAATGGGGTTACAGCAACTACTTTAGGATGGCTCAGTGATTCTAATGCAGTAGCGACAACAGCTTTTGTGCAAAGCAATATTGATACTGTAAATACTTTATCTAAAATACTTGCTCTAGGAAATACAACAGGTGCTACAAAAATTTCAGTAGATAATACTTCAGGTGGAATAGATTTTATTGACAATGCAAAGGCAAGATTTGGTACAGGTAATGATTTAGAAATCTATCACGATGGCTCAAACTCCTATATAACAGACTCAACAGCCGAATTAAGAATTAAATCTCAGTCATTAAGATTACAGGGTAGTGATGGTTCAGATTTGATTCAAGCTGATGAAGCAGGAGGAGTTAGACTATATGATAATGGTAGTCAAAAGCTAGAGGTAGTAAGTTCAGGTGCTGTAGTAACAGGAACAGTAACCTCAGACGGTTTAGACGTAGGAGACAACGAAAAAATAAGATTAGGAGCTAGTCAAGACTTAGAAATATATCACAACGGTACTCATAGTTATATTGATGACACTGGTACAGGCTCTTTAAGGATTAGAAGTAGTGATATACAGCTAGAAAAATACACAGGCGAGATGATGCTTGTAGGCAATTCAGATGGAGCAGTAACTCTTTATTACGATGGCTCAGCAAAATTAGCAACTACAAGTACAGGAATTAGTGTTACAGGGAATATGGTAGCTAGTGGAGATGTCTATGCAGAAGATAATATTTATTTAACTGATACAGGAACAGCAAGAGGTGCAATTTCTTTAGATTCATCTGACAGAGATAATCTGAATATTAAAGCAATTTCTTTAGGTTCTTTAATGAGATTTTATACTCAAGATACCTTAGCGTTAAGTTTGGATGATAGTCAAAATGCTTCATTTAGTGGAGCAGTTACAATTAGTGGCGATTTAACTGTGAATGGAACTACAACAACTGTAAATACAGACCATTTTAATGTAGAAGATCCTTTGATTTCAATGGCTAAAGATAATGCTGCTAACACAGTTGATATTGGTTTTTATGGTAAGTACACAGAAAGTGCTACTGTTAAATATTTAGGTTTATTTTCTGATGCCTCAGATTCTAATAGATATAAACTATTTAAAGGTTTACAAACAGAGCCTACGACTACAGTTAATACATCAGGAACAGGATATGAATATGCAGATATATTATTAGCTTCTCTTGAATCAAGAGGAAATCTTACTATTAAACAACAAGATGATTCAGGGTTTGATGGTGGTTTAATTATTACAAGAAGTGCTAATACACAAAAACTTGTTATTGGTATGGATGGGGGTGCTATTAATTTCAATAGTCCAGATTCTTTAACTTATAAATTTAGAGCCAATGGAACAGAAAAAGCAAGTATAGATGGTTCTGGAAACGCAACTTTTGCAGGTTCAATAACTGGTACTTCAGCAAGTTTAACTACAGGTGGTACAGTTTTAAGTTTAGATAGAACTGGAGGTGCTACTGCATTAATTGAATTAAAAGTAGGTGGAACTGTAGAAGGATATTTAGGTGCAACAACTACTAAAAGTCTTGTTGTTTTTAATGAATCGGCTTCAGAAAAATTTTCTATTAGTAATACAGGCTCAGGAACTTTTGCAGGTAAGATAGGAGTAGGTGGTACAGCAAGTTCAAGAGGAATAGAAGTTAGTGGAGCAGGTGCGTTAGGAACACTATCAGTATCAGATGGAACAGTTGAAACAGTATTATGGGGAGATGCTTCAGGAACAAATATTGGAGGAGTTGGTACAAACAATAACTATGGATTTAATATATATCAAAATGGTGGTGCTGCTATAGAGATAGACACATCTAAAAACGCAACTTTTGCAGGGAATGTAACTTTAGAAAACGCATCAAGTCCAACGGTAAGATTAAAAGATACAACCAATAATTGTGAAGCCTTTTTATATGCACAAAATAGCAATGCTCACGTAGGTACTCAAAGTAATCATAGTTTTATCATTGATACAAATAATACTACTGCTTTAACTTTAGACACCTCTCAAGATGCAACCTTTGCAGGTGATGTTACTTTATCTAATGCTTCAACTCCTCAATTAAGAGTTACTGATACGACAAATAGTGTAATCTCCAAAATAATGTCAGATAATACAACTGGTTTTGTAGGAACACATTCTGACCATAATTTTTCTATATTAAGAAATAACTCTGTACAAGCAACTTTCACTTCTACTGGTTTAGGAATCGGAACGACAAATCCTTTATTAGATGTGCAAATCAATTCAGCTACAGATTCAAACGCAACCTTAGCTTACTCTGAAAACGATACGTTAAAATGGTACACAAGACACAACGCTTCTGATGATAGTTTTCAAATTGTAGATGTACCAAACACAACTACTGCTTTAAATATTGCAAGTGGTGGCAACGCAACTTTTGCAGGAGCAGTTGATATAAATGGAGGACTTACTGTTTCTCCAAATACAGCAGGTAAAGATACATTTACTTTAACCACAAATGCTTCTAATGATGGTCGTCTTTTGATAAAGTCAGATACTTCTACAAAAGTTGATATTCAAGCAAATGGGGATAGTTATTTTAATGGAGGAAAAGTTGGAATAGGTAATAATTCGCCCGATGCATTATTAGAAGTTGGTTCTTCCACTTCAACTGGAGCGCAATATATTAGTATAGATGGAGCAGCTGCTCAAGAAGCAGGAATTCAAATAAGGTCTGCAGGAACTATAGAATGGTATATATATAGACCGCCAAGTTCAGACGACCTTCGTTTGTATAATGGTTCTGATAGAATTATTTTTAAAGAAGATGGTCTGACAACAATCAAAAGAACAGGAATCACTGGAGTTACTAAAAACGATATAACATTACAAGTCGGTTATGAAGGTAATAATGGTCAAAACAATTTAATTGGTTTTGGTTATAATGCGGGTAGTGCAATACCTGCTTACATAGGTTACACAACAACAAGTGGTAGTTCAAATACAAAAGGTGATTTAATATTTGGTACAAGAGATGTTGTTACAGATTCTGACCCATCAGAATGTATGCGTATTACGAGTTCAGGAGAAATTTTAAAGGGTATAACAAGTGCAGTTGGTGTAGGTGGAACGCCTGCTGATGCAAATAGTACAGAGATTGGTAATGGTTATATAATACTTGCAAGAGATGATACTGCAACTGTTAAACAAATATCATTTGGAAAAAATGGTTCAGAAGTTGGTTCTATTGAAACAACTGGTTCTGCAACTGCATATAACACTTCATCTGATTACAGATTAAAAGAAAATGTAGTTTCTATGACAGATGCTTTAGATAGAGTAAGTCAATTAAAACCTAGTAGATTTAATTTTAAAGCAGATGCTGATAAGGTCGTAGATGGATTTTTAGCACACGAAGTACAAGACATAGTACCTGAAGCTATATCTGGAGAAAAGGATGCTATGCAAGATGAAGAGTATGAAATTACTCCTGCTAAATATAAGACAGTAGTTCATCCTGCTGAAGATGCAGTTTATGAAACTATAGAACATCCTGCTATTGAAGAAGAATTAGATGATGAGGGAAATGTAATTGTAGAAGGTCAAGAAGCATATACTGAAGAAAAACTTATAACTGAAGCTAAAGAAGAATGGTCTGAAGAGGTTTTAGAAAGTGAAGCTGTAATGGGTACAAGACAAATACCTGATTATCAAGGAATAGACCAAAGTAAATTAGTTCCTTTATTAGTAGGAGCAATACAAGAACTAGAGGCTAGAATTAAAGAACTTGAAAATAAATAGTATATTTGTTATTATTAACATAAATTTTAAATAAAATGAGTAAAATAAGTAAAGAAGAACTCAAAGAACTACAAGAACAAGAACAAAAAAAGAACGCTATAAAACACGACTTAGGCGTTTTAGAAACACAGAAACATAGCTTATTGCATATATGGGCAGACATTATTAGCCAACAGGAAGGTGCAAAAAAAGAGTTAGAAGAAAAATATGGAAAGGTAAATATAAATCTGGAAACTGGCTCTTACGAAAAAATTGAAGAACAAAAAGATGACACTAAAAAGTAATATGTCTGCAATGAGTGTAACTGATTTAAAAATTTATTGTCTTAATTTGACAACTTTGGGAATTAGTTTTACTCAAATAGATATATTATTAAAAGTAATTTTAGTTTCAATTTCAATAGGTTACACTTTACATAAATGGTTTTTAATGTATGAAAAAAACAAAAGCAAAAACAAGTAAAACAATAAGCGAAAATATTTCGTTTAAAGAAGCTACATTTTCTAATACAGCTAAGAGGTTAAAAATAAAAAACGAGCCTTTAGAGACACATTTAACAAATATGAAAACTGTAGCTGAAAAATGTTTCCAGCCTTTAAGAGAATGGGCAGAACATCCAATAAGAGTAAATAGTTTTTATAGATGTGCTGAATTAAATACAGCTATCAGAGGCAGTATAAATTCTCAGCATTGTAAAGGACAAGCTATAGATATTTCTTCTTTAGGTGAAAAATCTAACAGAGAATTATTTGAATGGATCAAAGAAAATTGTGACTTTGACCAAATGATATGGGAATTTGGTGGTGATCCCAATTTAGAAAACACTAACCCAAAATGGATTCACATATCTTATGTGAACAAAAAATCAAACAGAAATCGCATACTAAGAGCAAAATCAAAGGGCAGTTCCGTTACATATTATGTAATGAAATAGTTTTAAAATGCCTATACCTAAACCTAAATCTGGAGAGAAACAATCTGATTTTATGATTAGATGTGTTCCTCAACTTATGCAATATCATCCTAAACAGGAGGCTATAGCTATTTGTTACCAAACTTATAAAGACAAGAAATAATGCCTAAAGAAATATTAGATAAAAAAGTAGCCATTGATTTAGACAACGATGGTAGTAGTGATATAAAGCTAGATATCAAGTTTATAGGTTTATTAGTGGGAGGTTTAATCAGCTTAACTATGACTTATTCTCAATTAACTACAGAAATAGAATTAGCTAAAGAGTTACCAATAGTAGAGTTTAAAGAAGATAAAATAACAAATCAAAAGATAGAATTTATACAGAAAGAAATAGATAATTTACAGGAACAAGTAAATCAGTTAGAGAATAAAATATACAAAAGATGAAAAAAGATTTAATTTTCGCTTTATGTTTTATACTTTTTGTTTTATTATCTACTATATTTATTCAGAGCTGTAGTAATGTTTTATATAGATCGCCATTAGTAACTCACGTTTTAGCTATTACTGAAACAGGAGACACTCTTAAAATACCTATAAGTGATATAAAACCCACTCAAATTTATAATGTTGTAGGATATAATTATAATCCTTATTATACACAAAATTATAGAGACTGGAGGTTTTACTATGACAACTATAGAAGCGATTACAGAGGCTTTAATAGTTTTGTATATAAAACACCTAGCAGAACCATAAAAGTCTCTAATAACCCAAGCAATACAACAGGAGGAGGAAATAGTCCTGTGGCTGTTAATCCAGTTACGCAAGGAGGTGGTTCAAAAAAGAAATATAATTAAATGAGCTTAAATAAAAACATAGCTGAATTAGATGAAAAAACTTTAAAAGAGCAGATTGCTGTAGGTCAAACGATTCAAAAAGTAAACACTCTTTTAGATATATCAGAACATTTAAACAATGAGAGTTGGGATGGTGTAAGAAGATTAGAGTTAATTGTTCAAATAGAGAATAGATTGTCTAATCTAATTGAAGAATTATGAATTATGAAATATACTATTTTATTATATGGGCAATTTCAATAATATTATATGCTACTTTTTTAATAGAAATAATAAGAAAAATTAACAATAAAAAATGAGTAATATATTAGCAAAAATATTTGGAAATACTGGAGTTGGAATAGCTGAAAAAATATCAGGGATCGTAGATAAGTTTGTTCATACCAAAGAGGAGAAAGCAGAGTTTCAAAAACAGATGGATCAGATATGGATTTCAGCAGAGGCTGATATGCAAAAGAATGTTACCGAGAGGTGGAAAGTAGATTTAATTAATGGCAATACTTTAACTAGATCAGTCAGACCTATTGTATTACTTTTTTTAATTGTTTCTACTGTACTTTTAGTTTTTGTAGATTCAGGTAGTATTAATTTTGAAGTATCTTCTGAATGGATAGAGCTTTTAAAGGTGCTTTTAATGGTAACAGTATCAGCGTATTTTGGTGGTAGATCGTATGAAAAAGTAAAGAATAATGGCTAAGAGATATTTAACTCCTGCTTACATAGATAAACCTAAAAGAAAACGTAAAGGAATACATAGTAAAACTAAAAACACAAATAACAAAAATGGAAAATACTACACAGGCACAAAATACAGAGGACAAGGAAGATAATATAATTTTAGATATTAAGAACAGAAAAAAATTTGAAGAGAAATCTCCACAATGTGATTTACACGATGGTGAATGTCTAAGTTGTGGTAGTTAAGTTTGTTTATAGTAATCAAGATTAATTGACAAATAAAGTCAACCACATATGATACTATACATAATAAATTATTATATATTTGCAAAACAGACGCACATCTGTTCAAGGTGCTAAACTTCAGTAACTACGACTGTTGGATCAGGCAATTTAATTAGTTCTTTTTACTTAGGGGGGGATTTTTCTTTCTTTTTCTTTTTTGTCCTTTTTTCTTTTTCTTTCTTTATTATTAAAATAATTGTTAATAATCGTTATATTTATAAACAATTATGGAGTTTACTACAGAAAAAATAGATAAAATAGTTAGTTTTAAAACAATCAAAGACAGAGAAAAAATATCTAGATTATTAGAGATTGATGCAATTCAATATACTAATCTTGGTATAGATTCAAGTAAAAGAGCTAAATCAAAAGTTAAAAGAAATAGTAGATATATTTACAGAGCTATACAAGAATTAGATTTTGAAATGGGTGCTAAATTTCTATTATATCAAGATAAATAAATGCCAAGAAAAACATCTAGAAAAACTTTAATAAAAAAACTAGATAGAATATTTAGCTTATATATAAGGCTAAGAGATTCAGATAAAAAAGGTTTTTGTAAATGTATTAGTTGTCAAAAAAAATTCTTATTTGAGGATGTAGATGCAGGACATTTTATAGGTAGAAGACATTTATCTACTAGATATGATCCAGAGAACGTATATGCTCAATGTAGATACTGTAATAGGTATTTATCAGGAAATCAATATTTATATTCTATATCATTAGAAAAAATAAAAAAAGGCTTACCTAAAAAATTATTAAAGAAATCAAGAGAAATACTAAAGTTATCAAACGATGAACTTATTTCGTTAATAACTAAATATAAAAATCTTTTGGATAAAATGGAATAATCATATATTTGTAATAGTTCTGTTCATTTTGTCTTTGGTAAAAGAGGGATAATCGTAAAACATTATCCTTTTTTTTGTCTAAAAATAAGTTATTAAATATTTTGTGGATTAAATATAAATGCTTAGTTTAGCTAATATGAATACAGAACAAATCCAACGACAACAATTTATCAAGGATAACATTGATGTCAATTTAGATCAAAACAAATTAATAGAGGAAGCTGAATGGAAGGTAGATTTTTATGAACGTCAAGTCATAAAAGCATTTCAAGAATTACAGCTTTCTAAATTAGCTCTTAAAGAGTTAAAAAACAGATTAGATTATGAAACACAATTATAATAATCTAATGCTTCCTTATTATAAGGACAGAGTAGATGCTCTGGTAGGGTATGTTCAAAAACTACAATTTGAACTAGAATACAAAGAAAAACAAGTTGAATTTTATAAAAGAGAATGTTATGGAAAGAACACTAAATGAAAAATTAGGTATAATTCAAACAGAATTAAAGTCTAAAAAATCTAGATATAATTCTTTTGGCAAATATTATTTTAGAAGTGCTGAAGATATACTAGAGGCTATTAAGCCATTTTTAGTACCAATGAATCTATCGGTTAGAATCAGGGAAGAATTAATTGGAGATAATACAATTAAGTCTACTGCTGTAATTACTGATGGTTTAAGTAGGTACAAAGCTACTGCAATAGTTGGAGTAGATATGAACCAGAAAGGTATGCAAACTCCTCAAAAGTTTGGTACTGCCTCAAGCTATGGTAAAAAATATGCTTTAGGTAATCTATTTCTAATAGACGATACTCAAGATTCTGATGCTTTAAATACACACGGATCAAAGCCTACATTATTGGCTAAGACTCCACAACATAAAAAAGTAATTCAGGGATTAGAGAAAGGCTATAGTATAGAAGATGTCAAAAAGAAATACTCTTTGACAAAAGAAATGGAACAAGAATTAAGTAAAATAACAAAATCAATTAAAGTTTAAAATTATGAGTTTATTAATTAGTGCGAGTATTAATGTTGCAAAGTTACCCAAAGAGAAATTTGTAAAGGGTAAAGATGGAGCTGTCTGGTATAATTTTACCTTATCAGCTTCTGATGAATCTAAGTTTGGTAATAATGTTTGGATATATGATAGCCAGACTAAAGAAGAAAGAGAAGATAAAAAAACCAAACATACACTAGGAAATGGTAGAATAGTGTGGACAGATGGTAATGTACAAGTATTTGAAAATGACAAAGAAGTTATTGAGTCAGATACAGAATCATCCAATGAGAAAAAAGATTTACCTTTTTAAGATACAGACTTAAGTTATCAAATTAGAGGGTAAAGGTATAAGTATCTTTCCCTCTTTTTTTTTATATTAGACAAATGACAGACAAACTACTAAATCTAATGTTTGAGTTAGAGGAGCAATGCTTTGTAGATACCTCAGAAGAATTATCTTATCCTCCAGTTGCTTTATCATTAGGAGAAAAATTACTTAAATCTAAGCAAGGAGATCAGCTAGTGCCGATACCTGTGGGGACATATGGGAACATTTCTGTTGTCCATAGTTTACCAAAAACCAAGAAGACTTTTTTTATTTCTCTATTAGCTTCCGTATATTTATCAGGTAAAAACAATTTTGGAGGAGACTTAAAAGGTCATAGAAACGGAAGATGTCTTTTACATATAGACACAGAGCAGGGAATCTGGCATTGTCAGAGAACCTTTAAACGATGTCTACAAATGAACAAAGATGTGGAGCAAGGGTGTTATCATACCTACGCTTTAAGAACATTATCACCAAAGACCAGAATAGAATTTATAGAACACTTATTGCATTTTAAAAGTAATATTGGTGTATTGCTTTTAGATGGGATAGCTGATCTTTGTAATGACGTTAATAATATTGAGGAATCTAATATGGTTACTCAGAAGTTAATGGAATGGTCAGCAATTTATAATATTCACATTTGCTGTGTAATTCACAGTAATTATGGATCAGATAAAATGACAGGACATCTAGGCTCTAGCTTAATGAAAAAGGTAGAGACAGAGATACAACTTGAAAAGAACACAGTAAACAAAGATTGGGTTACAGTAAAATGTAAGAGAAGCAGAGGTTTTGCTTTTGAGACTTTTAGTTTCCAAGTTAATGAATTAGGACTACCAGAGGTCGTAGATAATTACTACGATCCTTTAAAAGGGTAGTATGAATGTAAAAAAAAGTATGGAGTTACTGTTTAAAAAACATAGTAACTGGATAGATATAGTGTGTTCATTTGGTTTAGAGAAATCTCTAGCTGAAGATATTGTTCAAGAAATGTATATTAAAATCCAATTATCATTAGAAAAAGGTTTAGATATATCATATGGTAAAGATGATATAAATTATTATTATATTTTTAAATGTCTCAGATCATTATTTTTAGATTTAAAACGCAAAGCTAAAAACGTCAAAAGAGTTGGAGTAGATAATTTAAGTAGCAAAGAGGGTGATGTAGACTTTACAGCCAAATATGAATTAGTAACTAAGGCTTTATCTGAAATGTATTGGTACGATAGAAAGGTATTTGAATTTATAAACTCAGGAGAATCTGTAGCAAGTTTATCTAGAAAGACAGGCATCCCATATTATTCACTTTACAACACATATAAAAAAGTAAAAAAAAGATTAAAAGATTTATTATGAATAGTACGGAAGTTTTTTATAGTGATTTAAAAGTTGGAAAATATTATGAAAAACAAATATTAAATAAAATAAATAAAAAATATCCAAAAGCATATATAGAAAAAGGATATTGTAAAGACTGGGATATATACATACCTGAATTAAAAATAGGTATTGAGGTAAAGTCTGATAAAAAAAGTATGCACACAGGAAATATAGTTATAGAAATAGAATTTAATAATAAACTTTCAGCATTATCTACAACTAAATCTAAATACTGGGTTATTTATGATGGCATTAATTATAATTGGTTTTTAGTTGATAATATAAAAAAATGTATAAAAGAAAATAATTTAATTTATAAAGAATTTATAGGTAGAGGGGATATACATTTAAAAAAAGCATATCTAATAAAAAAAGAATTAATTTATAAATATAAAGAAATATGAGACTAGGAGACTTAGTTGAAACAATAACAACTTACACAGGAATTAAATGGATAGTTAAAAAGATATGGGGAGACGATTGTGGGTGTGATGAACGAAAAGATAAATTAAATAATATAAAAATTAAAAGATGGTAACTTTAAATTCAGAAGATTATGAAAGATGGAAACTATTTAGAATGGACAACAAATCAAGTATCACTAGAGAGGAATTGGACTTGGTCAGCAGATTGCACAGCAAATACTACAAACATAAATATTACGTACCTTGTTCTTGCTCACCCAGAACAATAAACCAATGGATAGCAGACATAAATAAAATATGGGAAAATGGGAATAACTAAAATCCATAAATGGGAGAAGGCAGTTATAATGCTGCTTAATCTAGATAACTGGGAATTAGAATGGACTGGAAAAAAGTTTGAACATTATGATGCTAAAGGTAAAACGCCTAAAGGTCATAACTGTGTAATAGAGATGAAATTTAGAGATAAGTATTATTCTGATAAAATGCTAGAAGTTTATAAGTATGATGAATTAATGAAGCTACCTAAAGATACAATTAAATTATATTTTGTAAATGATCCTAAAGGGAACTTTATGTATTGGTTAGATAATCTTGATATGCCAGAACCTAAAGAACTCTATTGTCCTGATACTACTATGTGGACAAAAAAAAGATTAAATAAAAAAGTGTATCTGTTACAAGAGAATCAAGCAAGTATAATTAATCTAAATACTACTTATTAAATTTTGTTAATAACCTAGAAATGGTTATATTAGCAAGTATGAGACAATACAGAAGTAATCAAGGAAGAAATCCTAAAAAAGAAAAGACGACACTTAAAATAATTGGAACAGCTTTAATAAGTTTATTAGCTGTAACATTATTTATTTTTATTAAAAAATGATATTATTAATTGACGCAGACAGTTTAATCTTTGCTAGTTGTTATAGGACTAGAATAGAAGGCAAAGAACCAGAAGATATTTATTACAGAGATTTAGAAGATGCTGTATCTAAATTTGATGAACAGTTTATGAAAATATGCAATGACATAGAAGATGTTTATTCAGTTCAAGAAATAAAAACCTTTAATGGAAGTAAAGGAAATTTCAGAAAAAAAATAACTCCTACTTATAAAGCCAATAGAAAAAACCAAGAACTTCCTCCATTGTTACACAATATGCACCAATACGTAAAAGACAATTACGATAGTATATATGGGTATGGATTAGAAACAGATGATCTGGTGGCTCAGTATTGGTTTGAACTATCTAAAGAACACGGAAGAGATAACGTGATGATTGTAAGTATTGATATAGACTATAAACAATTCCCTGCTTTAATTTATAATTATCATTATAATCATAGAGAATTTTTAGACATAACTCCAGAACAAGCTCTTTACAATTTCTATGAACAATGTGTGTGTGGTGATTCAGCCGATAATGTCAATTTCTTCAAGGGTAAGGGCATTAAGTTTGCACAAAAATATTTTAAAGATTGCAACACAAAATACCAATACACAAAGAGACTATACGAACTTTTTAAAAAAGAGTACAAAGGCAAAGCAAAACAGAAGTATATAGAATGTTATAATTTACTTAAATTGCGAACACAATGAGATTGAAACCAATACAAATAGCAGATAAGATCAAGGATTTATCTGGTATTAATATATTTGAAAACACGAGAAAAAGACCAGTAGTAGAAATGAGGTCTTTGTTATGTTATTTACTTAGAGAGAAACTAGGAATGAGATGGACTAATATTGCATTATTTTTTAAGTCTCAAGGAAAACCAGTTAATCACGCTACAGTAATACACAGTAAAAACTTATATGAGATATATAAAAAAACAAATAAAAAACTAGCTGAGATAGAAAAACTATTTTCTTTTAAAAGCAGTCTTACAATAGATGAAATAGATAGAGTTCATTATCTAGAAAACAAATGCAAAAATCTACAATTAAAACTAGAGAACCCTTTGGTTAAATTACTAGATCAGATTCCTGAAGATAAACACGACAAAGCAGTAAACGACATAGAAAGACTCATTAAGAGTTGGGAATGGAAAGAAAAAGTATTATGAACAAAGACACATTAATAGACCTTATAAAAATAATAGAATCAGATTTTAAAAGAAGATGTGAACAATCATACCAAGAAGAGGACAGAGACAAATGGGGTGATAATCACGGAATACTTAAAATGATAAGACAAGAGATAGAAAATGGTGGTATTAAATAATGGAAACAGACAAAGACAAAAGAAAACAAATCCCTATTTATTCTGGTGTATTAAAATACTTTCCTGACGCTATAGCAGAAGTAGCTAAATGTAGTTATGCAGGAAACCAACAACATCATCCAGATAAACCTTTACATTGGGATAGATCAAAAAGCACAGACGAATTAGATGCTCTTGTAAGACATTTAATGGAATCTGGTCAAACAGATACTGATGGAATTAAACATTCAGCTAAGGTAGCTTGGAGAGCTTTAGCTCACTTACAAAAAGAAATAGAGAACAAACACGACAGCAAATAATAAAACATAGTAAAATAATTAAATAGATACGTTATATTACTTGTATAATCAAGTTTTTTCAAGATATGTATATAAATAGATTATCTTCATTTAAAAAATATATTAAGAAAACGCTTAACATAAGTTTTAAAAAATTAAATAAATTATGGGTACTTACGGAGGTAAAAGAAAAGGAGCAGGAAGAAAATCAAAAAGCGAAGAAATAGAATTAATAGAAAAGCTAACTCCATTAGAGCCTTTAGCATTTGCTGCTTTAGAACAAGGCTTAAAGGATAGAGACTTTAAGTACGTACAACTGTATTATAATTATTATGCAGGTAAACCAAAAGAAACAAAGGACATAACTATAAATGAAGATCAGCCATTATTTATAGACTAATATGCAATTAACAAAAACCTCAGCTCTGTCTAAACTCAGAAAACTAGATAAGAGAATAAGGATTGTCAGGGGAGGATCATCAGCAGGAAAAACAATAGCTATATTATTAATCTTAATTGATTACGCAATAAAGAACGCAGGTAAAGAGATAAGCATAGTATCAGAGACTATCCCACATTTACGTAGAGGTGCTTTAAAGGACTTCTTAAACATCTTAAAAGCTCTTAATAGGTATGACGATAATAAGTACAATAAAAGTACCTTAAAATACGAGTTTAGTAATGGCTCATATTTAGAGTTCTTTTCTACAGATCAGCCAGATAGATTAAGAGGAGCTAGACGTACTGATTTATTTATTAACGAATGTTCTAATGTTAGCTTTGATTCATACCAAGAGTTAAGCATAAGAACCTCTGGTAATATTTGGTTAGACTATAATCCTGCTAATTTGTTTTGGGTAGATAAAGAACTTATAGGACAACCAGATACAGAGTTTGTTACATTAACATATAAAGACAATAGTAGCCTTCCTAAATCTATTGTAAAAGAAATAGAGAAAGCAAAAGAGAAAGCTAAGACATCTACGTATTGGGCAAATTGGTGGAAGGTATATGGATTAGGTCAGATAGGTAGTTTAGAAGGTGTATGTATTCCTGATTGGAAATACATTGATAATATACCAGAAGAAGCTAGACTACTTTGTGCAGGTCTTGACTTTGGATATTCAGTTGATCCTTCAGCTTATATTAGATTGTATAAATATAACAATGCTTATATCTATGATGAGGTCTTATATCGTAAAGGGATGTTAAATAGAGACATTAGTTTATTCTTAAAGAACAACGATATAACAGAACATATTTACGCTGACTCAGCAGAACCTAAGAGTATTAGTGAGATTCGTTCTTATGGTCATTCAATATCAGGAGTAACAAAAGGTAGAGATTCTATAGTCTATGGAATTAACCTAATTAATCAAAATGAAATATACGTAACTTCAAGATCAAAGAATCTAATCAAAGAATTACAAGGATACATCTGGAGTAAAGATAAAGAAGGAAACGATTTACAGAAGCCTACAGGAACTCACCCAGATTGTATTGATGCTGCTAGGTATGCTTTAATGATGCAACTAGAAACGCCAAATAAAGGCACATATTACATATCTTAAAATAAGTTATTAAATATTTTGTTTATAAATAAATAAGTGTTATTATTGTAATGTCATTAGACACAGAACTAAAATTACTAAAATGGAAACAATAAATAAATTAAATATTATAAAAAGAGTTTTAGGGGAAAACGTAAAAGTTGGAACTAAAATACTTGATAAAAAATACGATTGTATTTATGAAATTATGTGGCACGAAAAAGATACTAGAGATAATTTAATGAGAGTAGGTGTTACAGGAAATGTAGTCGGAAATCTTTTTGAGATTGATGGCGAAGATTTAGAAAATGAAATATATGATGAAGATGCTGTTGGTTATCAGGCTTTAAGATATAATATATATAGATAAATTAAGGGAGGGAGCAATCCCTCCTTTTTTAAAAAAGATATTATGAAAAACTATAAAATAGATTTTTACGATTACGAGGAAGATGGAACTCAGATAGATTACTCTGTTGAGTTTAGTGTAACTCCAGAAGATAAAGGAGACTACTACCAACCTCCAAGTGGTGGAGAAGTAATAGATATTAGACTATATAAAAATGATGATCTAATGAACGCTGATGATTTAGATGATGAACTTGAGAGTTTAATGATGGAAGAAATAAACGAAGAACTAAGATGAAAAAGATAATTGAGAGTATTTTATTTATGTTATTGTGGACAGTATTTTTCTACCTTAGCTTATTATTTATTAATTTTTATTAAATTTGATTATGGACAAAATTAGGAACTTACACGATTTAGAATATTATGGGAATATTCAGCTATGTATAGAACTAGCTTTAAAATGGGGAAAATTAAAACCTAACAACAAAGAATTACAAGCATTGTCAAAGGCTTTAATAGACATCTCATTTTATGTTATAAGAATCAACGGAGACTTAGATAAGACTACCAGAGCTTATAGCGACTATAAATATAGAATGAATAAAGCTCTATTAAGACTAGAGAATATCAGAGGCAAATACGAAAAATTTAAAAAATTAGAATTAGCAGATAAAAAATAGTTTTTATAGTTTTAGTTAGTTTGGATAGGTGGGCAGATATACGATTTACTTAAGTGGTTAAGGTATGTCTAGCTCACCTTTTTTTTATTTAAAAATGTTTAATTAAATACGTTATAATATTATGAAACTTAAATTAGAAGTTCCTGCAAGTCTTGCTGATGTGTCTTTACGTGATTATAAACATTATCTGAAGATACAAGATAAAAACAAAGATGATAAGTTTCTTGCAGCAAAGATGATTGAGATATTCTGTAACGCTCCTTTGAAACAGGTGTTAAGAATGAAGCTAAAAGACACAGAGAAGATTTGTAAAATGTTAGAAGAAGTCTTTAAGTCAAAACCTATTTTAGTAAGAAGATTTAAAGTAGGTAAAACAGAATACGGATTTCATCCTTCATTAGATGATTTAAGTTTAGGAGAGTATATTGATTTAGATACTTTTGTAGGTGATTGGGATAATATTGAAAAGGCTATGAATGTTTTATATAGACCTATAAAGCATAAATTCCAAGATAGATATTCTATAAAAGAGTATAATGTAAAGATAGATGATAGTTTACTGGATATGCCTATGTCAGCAGTAACAAGTTCTGTTTTTTTTTTGATGAATTTAGGTCTAGACTTGTCAAAGAATATGACGAACTATTTGGACAAAAAGCAGACGAAAGCCTTGACCGAGTATCTAATTTTGGAAGGAAATGGGGATGGTATCAATCAATTTACCAACTCTCTGGAGGAGATATTACAAGATTTGAAAATATCACAGAATTAAATGTACATAAGTGCTTTATGATGTTAGCTTATATTAAAGATAAACACGAACTGGAAACAGCTCAAATTAAAAATAGAATAAAATGAGTAATCAAGGTGTAAGAGGTTTTTACCAATTAACAAACACAATAAAAGAGCAGCTTTTAAATGACATAGATATAAACACAGTAACCACAGGAGACATATCAGATATTAACCTTAGAAAGCAGGATATATTTCCAATGGCTCATTTAATTGTAAATAACGTAACAGTAGCAGAGCAAACTCTTAATTTTAATATTAGCGTACTTGCTATGGATATTGTAAACAGATCAAAAGAAGAAACAGTAGATATATTCACAGGTAATAACAATCTTCAAGATATTCTTAATACTCAGCTAGTAGTATTAAACAAATTAATTCAGCTTTTAAAAAGAGGAACTCTACATACTGACAAATACCAAGTAGAAGGTGATCCGACATTAGAACCTTTCTATGATAGGTTTGATAATGAACTAGCAGGATGGACAGCTACAATGGATGTCTTAATTTATAATGATATAACTATTTGCTAATGGATTTTAAACAAATAGAAAAGACATTAACTAAATACGCTAAGTATGTTATACAACAGGCTAGAAGTAATTTAACTAAAGGAAAACATAACGCTTCTAAAGAATTATACAACTCTTTAAGATATGAATTAGATAAAGAGAAAGATGCCTTTCTTATAGAGTTCTTAATGGAGGACTATGGTAAGTTTCAAGATAAAGGGGTAAGTGGAATAAAGTCTAGTTATACACGAACAGGTAAATCTATATTTGATAATAATTTCAGATTTGGTTCAGGAACTGGAACAAAAGGAGGATTAACTAAAGGTATAGAAAGATGGTTAAAGTTAAAGAAGTTTCAATTCAAAGATAAAAAAGGTAGGTTTATGAGTTATAAATCAATGAGGTATCTTATAGTAAGAAGTATATATAGTAAAGGATTAAAACAAACTTTGTTTTTTTCTAATCCATTTAATAAAGGATTACAGAAATATGGTGATGAACTTTTAAAAGCCTTTGCATTAGATATTGAAAACAGTTTAATATTTGGAGAAAAAAAATAAGATATGGCAACTATATTTCCTTTACGAAGTCCAAGATATGAAATACTTACAACTCCTTCAGGAGCTAAGTCTGCTAAGTTAGAATTAACAATAGATAGCACATTAAGATATACGATTATAAAAGAATGTACAGCAGGAGATACAGTAACATTTGAAATAGCTGAATTATGTAGAGACTATATTGATCCTTCGTTGTGGGTAGTTGCTAATGTAGTTTATTCTAATTTATCTGGAATCGCAATATCTAGAGCAATTACTTTTTATGATGGTGCAAATGCAACTGGTAGCATAGTACAATATAACGGATCAAATACTGATACAGTAATATATGAAGGCTTTGATGGATTTGGTGAATATATGGATGGAGCTAATCCTACTATTTCACAGGCTGCTTCAGATGCTTTTTTAATAGATAAGATCACATCAAGCGGAGGATATGAAATCTTTATGCCTGAGAGTACGTCAGGTTGGATCGTGGCTGTAGATGGTAGTGAAACAAAAGGACATATAACAGTAGGGACTTCAGTAACTTCTGTATCTTATAGAAGTTCAACTTGTGCTGTAACTAGAGTAGGATGTTCTAAATATACTCCTATAAAGGTTTATTTTGTAAACAAATTAGGAGCTGTACAATGGCTTTATTTCTTTACTAAAGATGTAGAGCTTTTAAATACGTCTCAAGAGACATATCAAAGAAACACTATTGACACTAGCACAACTACTGCTAGTTATTTTGCTCCTAAATATAGCACCTATCCTACCTATCCGCATCCAATAACTACTTATAACAAAAATGGAAAAACAAGCTATTCTCTAAGTTCTGGTTATTATCCTGAAAGAGCTAATCCGTACTTTGAGCAGTTACTACTATCTGAAGATGTTTGGATTGAAAAGAATAATTTACCAGTTGCTATTCAGGTCAAGACTAGCAATATGACTCTTAAAACAAGTTTAAACGATAATCTAATTGACTATACTATACAATTTGAAGAAGCCTTTGATTATATAAATAACATTAGATAATGCAAAAACTTCAGCTTTACATTAGTGGAACTAGAGTTGATTTATTTAAAGATGAATCTGTTTCTATAACTCAAACTATACAGAATGTTAGAGATATTGCTAAAATCTTTACTGAATTTACACAATCTTTTACTGTACCTGCAAGTAAGACTAATAACATACTATTTCGTCATTACTATAACTTTGACATAGCTGTTAATTCATTTGATGCTAGGAATAAAGTAAGTGCTAACATAGAGCTTAATAACATTCCATTTAAGAAAGGATTTATAAGACTAGAAGGTGTTGAGATGAAGAAGAATAAACCTTATGCTTATAAGATTACATTCTTTGGTGAGACAGTAAACTTAAAAGACGTTTTAGAAGATGATGAATTAAGTGCATTAGATACTTTAAACTCTAATAACTTAGATTATACCGCTACTAATATTAGAAGTAATTTAGTAGGTAATGTAGACACATTAATAACTCCTTTAATTACACACACTACTCAGCTTTATTATGATTCAGGTTCTACAACTAATGATGGAAATTTATATTATGATGCAAGTAATATTCACGGAGTATTGTGGTCTGATTTAAAGTTTGCTCTTAGACTTTATGATATAATACAAGCTATAGAAACAAAGTACAATATAACATTTTCTACTGATTTCTTTAATTCAAGTAATCCTACATTCTATAATTTATATATGTGGCTACATAGAAAAAAAGGAGATGTAGAACCTGCCCAACAAGTACCAATGCAATTTACTCAGGTTAGTGGATTTAATGCTTATAATACTCCTAGTCCAGAAACATCTACTTCTAATGGTGCTATTGTTATACCTAGTTCTTTAGTTACGTATCCTGCTCAAATTTTAGGGTTTTCACTTGATCTTACCCCTACAACAAACGATGCTTATGATATACAAATCTATAGAAATGGTAGTTTATATTATCAAAAAACTAACGTGCAAGGAGCTGAAACATTAACTGATGCTGATTTTACTTTAACAGCAGGAAGTTTTACTGTCTCTATAGGTTCTACTTCAGTTGTAACTTTTAATAGTGCTAATATAATTTGGGAAATCAATGGTCAATTAGGTGGTGAAGTTATAGGTGGTTGGACAGATATTTGGCGTTCTATTTCAAGCACAGTAACCTCTACTACATTTGAATTTGTAATAACAGAACAAATACCCAAAATGAAGATAATAGATTTCCTAAGTGCTTTGTTTAAGATGTTTAATTTAACAGCTTTTGTAGATGACACAGGTACAATAGTAGTGAGAACTCTAGATAGTTATTATTCAGCCTCTAGTGTGGAATGGGATATAAATAAATATGTCAATATAGATAAAGGAACTGTAGATATTGCTTTACCTTATAAAGAAGTAGAATTTAAATTTCAAGGATTAGGTACATTTTTAGCTAAACAGTTTGAACAATTAGAAAACACAGGATGGGGAAGTTTAAGCTATTCTTTAGATAATGCTAAATATGATGCACCTTCAGAATCTTATAAAATTGAAATACCTTTTGAACATTTACAATATCAAAGGCTTGTAAACGCTACAGGAGGAGCAGATACAGACATACAATGGGGATGGTCTGTAAATGATAATAAAGAATCCTATTATGGTTTGCCTATTATATTCTATGCTATTAAGATTACAAGTGGAACAGCTATTAGCTTTATGACTAGCACATCAGCTAACCAATCTGAAACTGATTATATAATACCTTCTAATAGTAGAGCGTTAGCTTCAGGAACAAGCACAGAGAACATAAACTTTCAGCTTGAAACAAATGAATATACAGGTGGAACTACGTTTACAGGAACTTTATTTGAGAACTATTATAAGACTTATATAAGTGCTGTATTTAACAATAGAAGAAGATTAACAAAAGTAAAAGCTCAATTACCTTTAAAAATTATTTACAATTTAAAATTAAACGACAAAATTTCGTTAAATAACTATACATATAAAATTAATAGTTTAACAACGAACTTAACAACAGGAGAAAGTAGTATAGAATTATTAAACGAAGTATGATAAAGAATATTATAGATTTATTGCAAGTTTCTAATGGAGAAACAGAAAACATTAGAATAGCTCAAGGTAAATATGCTTTACCTGAAAGTTTTTCAAAAGCAATTAAACAAGTTAAAAAACACTCAAAATGGGAAGAATAGTACAAGAGGTAGATTTAAAAGCTAATACTGGACAAGCTGAAAAGAATATAGAAAATCTTAACAAAGATTTAGAACAAACTCAAGCTGATCTAGGAGGTATTGAAGAAGCAGGTGATAAAATGACTGGAGGTCTTATCTCTGGTTTTAAGGGAATGTTAGCAGGTGTTAAAAGTGCTATTGTAGGTTTAAAAACATTTAGAGGTGCTTTACTTGCTACAGGTATTGGTGCATTTGTTGTAGCTATTGGTGCTGTTACAACAGCTTTAAGTAATTCAGAAGAAGGACAAAATAAATTCAGTAAATGGCTAACGCAAATAGGAGCTATACTCGGTAATGTTACTGACATATTAGGTAATTTTGGTAATGCTATTATAAATTTTGTTACAGGTAATTTTGATGAAGCTGCTGAATCTATTGCTGCTGTTACAGAAGGAATTAAAAACTTTGGAGAAGAGACTAGAAAGGAAATACAGGTTGCAGGTGAGTTAGCTGATATGAGAGCTAGAGCTGATAAACTTGAACGTAAGTTACAAGTAGAAAGAGCCAAAGCAGATAGAGATAGAGCAGAGTTATTAGAACAAGCTGTAAATAAAGAGAAGTTTTCAGTAGAAGAAAGGATTAAGTTTCTAGAAGAAGCAGGAAGGTTAGAAGAAGAAATAACTAACAAAGAAATAGAAGCAGCTAGATTAAGATTAGAAGCTAAGATTCAAGAAAACGCTTTATCAGCATCTACTAAAGAAGATTTAGATGAAGAAGCAGAATTGAAAGCTATGCTTATTCAATTAGAGACTGCTAAACTTACAAAACAAAAAGAGGTAACATCTCAAACTATTGCTTTAAAAGCTGAAGAGGCTGCTGCCTTAAAAGCTATTGAAGATGAACAAAAAAGAGTTAAAGATGAACAGGAAGCTACTGACCTAGCTAAAAAACAAGAACAAGATAAAATAGCTGCTGAAATACAAGCTCAAGAAGACGCAAAAGAAAAAGAAAGGTTAGATATTATAGCATCTGAAAAAGAAGCAAGAGATCAAGCTGTAGCTGACAGAGAAATAGAACTAGAGCAAAAAAGACTAGCTGCTAAAAGTGCTGTAACTAATGGTATTATTGGTTTATTTGGTGCTGAATCAAAAGCAGGTAGAGCAGCATTGATATTTAAACAAGTAATGATAGCTCAAGAATTAATAGCAGAAGCTAAAAAAACTATAACTATGGCAAGTTTAGCAAGTACAAGAGCTGCTACTGCTACTACAGAAGGAGCTGCACAAACTGCTAAAATAGGATTCCCACAAAACATACCTATGTTAATTGGTTATGCTCTACAAGCTGTAGGTATTATAATGGCTATTAAAAGTGCTGTAAGTAAAACAAAAGCTATAGCTGCTCAAGCAGGTGGTTCAGGTAGTGTGCCAAGTATATCAGCTCCTTCAATTCCAACTGCTGCTGCTCCATCTAGTCCTCCAGATATAGCTAGTGTAGGAGGATCAGGAGTAAATCAATTAGCAAGTGCTATAGGACAACAGAATCAACAACCTATTCAAGCATTTGTGGTTAGTAATGATGTAACTACAGCACAAAGTTTAGAAAGGAACATAGTAGATGGTGCATCTATTGGTTAAATACAAAATAATAAAATAAAAGCGTTATACAATTATGAAAATCATTGAACTTATATTAGACGAAGCTCAAGAAATGATGGGTATAGATGCAATTTCTATTGTAGAAAACCCTGCTATAGAAGAGAATTTTTTAGCTTTAAAATCAGAAGAAATTACACTAACAGAAATAAATAAAGAGAAAAAAATCTTAATGGGTGCTTTACTTATCCCTAATAAACCTATTTATAGAAAGAATGAGGAAGGGGAATATTACATCTACTTCTCTAAAGATACAGTAGAGAAAGCCTCACAATTATATCTTAAAAATGGTAATCAAAACAACTCAACTTTAGAACATCAGCACGAACTTAGTGGACTAACCTTAGTAGAATCTTGGATTGTAGAAGATGAAAAGTATGATAAGTCCAGAAAATATGGATTAAACGTACCAGTAGGTACTTGGATGGGAGCAGTAAAAGTAAACAATGATGATGTGTGGAATGAATACGTTAAGACTGGTAAGGTAAAAGGTTTCAGTATTGAAGGATATTTTGTAGACAAAATGGAAAAGAAAGAAAAAGACTACTCAAGTCACTTGGCTGAAATAGAAGAAGAAGAAGCTAAAGAAATGCTTTCAGATATTTCTGATATATTAATAAACAAAAAAGGGAAAAAATCTAAAACTGAATATCATTCAGACTATCCTCAATCAGTAAGAAACAATGCAAAGAAAGGATTAGAACTAAATAAGAAATTAAATAATAAATGTTTTTCATCTATTAATAGAATAAGAGCTAATAAGTTAAGTAAAGGCAAACCAATATCAATGTCTACTATTAAAAGGATGAATAAATATCTCTCTAAGGCTGAAGAGCATTTTGATGCTAAAGATAAGCTATCTTGTTCAACTGTTAATTTCCTTTTATGGGGTGGATTAGCTGCTAAAAAATGGTCAGCATCTAAACTTAAAAAAATTAATAAATAACTATGGATATCTCTATTTTAAGAAATGTGTTATCACATATTGAACAAGTAGATAAAAAAGTATATTTAGATCAAGTAGTAGATTCTAATTATGCTATTATAGATGATAGACTTGCTTATGATACTCAAGAAAAAGCAGAAGAAGTAGCTGAAGATTTAGGATGCTCAGGTTATCATACTCACGATTTTGAAGGACAAACGTGGTATATGCCTTGCGAAACACATACAGCTAAATGAAAAATAAAAAGACATTTATACCAAGTAGGACAAGTCCAGTAGGAAGTAACAGAGCTTGTCTATGTAAAGACACTAATACTTATAGTATTGATTGCTGTGATGGATCATTATGGTCACAGGGAATTGGAGTTATAAGTAGGACTGCATCTTAAAAATGCAAAATTAATTTTAATAACCGTTATATGTTTAATTATGAAAGCAAGTGAAATGATAAATCAAATCAAAACACTCCTTGACATTCAGGTAAAACTTGAAGAAAGGAAATTAGAAAATGGTACAGTTGTAGAGGCTGAATCATTTGAAAAGGGTAGAGAAATTTTCATCAAAACTGATGATGAAAAAGTCGCTATGCCTGTTGGTGAATATATCTTAGAATCTGGCGAGTTAATAGTCGTAGAAGAAGAAGGTATAATTGCTGACGTTAGAGACGTAAGTGATGACGTTCCTGCTAAAGAAGAAGATTCAGCAGAAACAGAAGATTTGGAAAAAGATGACTCTGAGACAGAAAACTTAGAGGAAGATGATCCAAATAGATATGTTACTGTAGAAGATTGGAGAGGAATGGAAGAAAGAATTGCTAATTTAGAAGATGCTATTTCTGATCTTAAAAAAGATAAGGAATCTAATTCTGAAAAAGTAGTTGAAGCTGAAGAACAACCTAAAGATAGACAGCCAAAGTCTAGAACAGTAAAAGAGGAGTTCTCAGAAAAAGAAAATAATGAAGAAAATAATGAAGAAAATCTTGACAGCGAACTAAAAGAAGAGCTTTCAAAACCTGCTGCTGATCCTATCAAGCACAATCCTGAAAGTAATTCTGATAAAGTTGAAATGACAAGATACTCAGAAAAAAGACGAGGTTCTGTAATGGATAACGTCTTAGATAAATTAATAAACAATTAAATTTTAAATAAAAATGGCTTTAAACATTACATCAACCTATGCAGGAGAGTTTTCTGGAAAGTATATCGCTGCTGCATTATTATCAGGTAACACTATCTCCAAAGGTGGGATAGAAGTTAGACCTAACATTAAGTATAAAGAAGTAGTTAAAAAAGTAGCAACTTCTGGTCTTATTGTAGATTCTACTTGTGACTTTACGTCAGCAGGTAATATAACTCTTACTGAAAGAATTATTCAGCCAGAAGAGTTCCAAGTAAACAATGAATTTTGTCTTACTCCATTTGTTTCAGATTGGGAAGCAGTATCTATGGGATATTCAGCATATGATAAAATCCCTGCTAAATTCTCAGATTTCTTAATAGCTCACGTAGCTAAAGAAGTTGCTCAAAAAACTGAGCAAAACATCTGGCAAGGTGCTAACGCTACAGCAGGTGAATTTGATGGTCTAGTAACACTAGCTCAAGCAGATGCTGATACTGTTAAGATCACAGGTACTACTGTAACTAACGCTAATGTAGTAGCAGAAATAGCTAAGATAATTGACGCTGCTCCAAGTGCTATTTACGGAAAAGAGGACTTAAAACTTTATGTCTCTCAAAACGTAGCTCAAGCATACATCAGAGCTTTAGGTGGATTTGCAAACGTCACAAATGGTGTTGACAATAAATCACAAATGTGGTATAGTGGTCAAGAATTATCATTTGATGGTGTTCAAGTATTCCTAGCAGAAGGTATGGCTGATAACACTATGATGTTAGCTCAGACTTCTAACCTTTACTTTGGTACTGGATTATTGAATGATATGAACCTTGTAAAAACTCTAGATATGGCAGACCTTGATGGTTCTCAAAATGTCAGAG